GAGGGGGAGTAGTACTTGCACAAACAGCGAACAAACTCGGTAAAGTTCCAGTTGCAATTGCTCAACGACCATCTCTCGATGGCGAAGTCAGAGGCTCGTTTGACGATGTTCTTCCTGTATATGCAGCCAAAGCACGACTTGCTCTGCTTACTATGGAAGCTGTTCAAAAATCTGTCGAAGCTCCTCTTGCTTTACCTACTGATGTTACTCAGCTATCCGTTGGTCCTGACTCAGTTATTCGTTCTAACTCCCCTGAGAAAATTCGTCGTATTAATCTGGACGTACCTCAGTTCGCGTTTGCGGAAAACAATGTCCTAGCCGATGAAATGAAGTTGGGAACTCGTTTCCCACAGGCACGTGCAGGACAAGCAGAAGGTTCTATCGTTACTGGTCAAGGTGTCAAGGCACTTATGGCTGGATTCGATTCACAAATCAAGGTTATTCAATCAGTACTTGGTGAGGCAATTGGTCAAGCTATTTCGCTTGCACTTTCAACCGATGAAGCATACTTTGCAGATGTAACACGTGAAGTATCTGCTACAGCAAACGGTGTTCCTTACAAGTTAAAGTACAAGCCATCAGCCGATATCAACGGTAACTACGGAGTTACAGTTGAATACGGACTAATGGCAGGTCTAGACCCTAACAGAGCGCTTGTATGGGGTCTACAAGCTCGTGGCGACAAGCTAATCTCTCGCGGAATGCTTCGTCGCAATCTACCGATTTCGCTCAATGCTGGAGAAGAAGAGCGAGCAATCGACATTGAAGAGATGCGTGACTCCCTTAAGGCGTCAGTTGCGTCAATGGCTCAAGCAATTCCACAAATGGTAATGCAAGGTCAAGACCCAATGAAGATTGTTGAAAGAATGGCTGCAGTTATTGATGAACGTAAGAAAGGTACACCGCTAGAAGACGCGGTTGCTAAAGCGTTCAAGCCAGAACCAGCACCAACACAAGCAGCAGGGGCTCCTCCAATGGGAGCAGGTCCTGAAGAGGGTATGGGTGGCGCAGGTGCGCCAGAATTCCAGCAACAACGTCCAGCAATGCAAGAACTTCTTGCAGGTTTAACTGGCGGTGGAAACCCTAATCTCGCTGCAAGAGTAACTCGTCAAATACCAGCATAAACAAGGAGAAATAAATGTTCGGAAAGCAAGGAAAGATGGCTAAGGCTCCAACTTCTACTGCAATGGCAGGCAAGAAGAACGGTGGCAAGGGTGTAGGACTAGGTCAAGTTGACAAGCCAAAGGCACCTAAGACAATCAAGGGTAACAAGAACAAGCTTAAGTAAGGATAATCATGGCAGCCAAGAAGGCAACGACAAGAAAGTATCGGCAGGCAAAACAGGCTGCCAAACCTGCTGCTAAGGCAGCATTTCCTGGTAAGAAGCAAGCAGCAAAACGTGACCCTAAGCTAAAGATTAGCCTTGAAGACAAGCAGATTGCTGATGAAGTAAGAGCAACTGCTAAATCTGAATTAGGCAAAAAGAATTATATGCTTAGCAATGAAGAGTATAAGCGTCGTCGTGGAGCAGAACTTGAAAAGTTCCGCGAGTCAATGCGTGAAGAGTTTGGCGAATACGGCGGAAAGAAAGCAACTCCTGCGGAAGCAGAAGCTGCTAAGCCAAAGCCAGCGGTAAAAAAGAAGGCTGTAAAGAAAGCTGCACCGAAAAAAGCTGCAGTAAAGCCTACTAAGACCATGGGCGAAGTATCAAAGGCAGTAACTGATTCAACCAAGTCTACACCAAAGCTGTCAAAGTCTGCTGCCAATAAGGCAGCATGGGCAAAGATGACTCCAGAGCAACGTAAAAACTGGAACGCAAACAAGCCAGGTGCTAAGCCTGCTGCCGCATCAACTACTTCAAAACCAACAATGTCAAAAGTTGAAGTAAAGCAACAAGTTCAAAAAGCAATGAATGATGTTGAGGACAGCATTAATAGAGCTAAGCGCCCAACACTTGCAGACCTAAAGAAGAATGAAGCTAAAGGTCTTGAAGAAGCTAAGGCACGTGTTGCTGCAAAGAACAAGGCGCTTGCTAATTCAGCTAAGGGAAAGACACAAACTCCTCAAGCAGAAAAAGCTAAGGCAACAGCTAAGCCAGAAGGCAAGGCAAAGGTTGCTAAAAAGGGTCCACGTATCCCAGGCGCTCGTGCTGCTAAGTTTGTAGTTAAAAAGTTCCCACTTGCAATGGTTGCAGGAGAAGTTATTTCAGCAGGTAAAGGTTCAACATTTAAAGACCTTAAGGAAATCAATCGCCTTAAAGGCAAACTTGGCGATAAGCCAATGTCTGCTAAGGAAGGTGCTGCAACACAGGCAAGTAATCTTGCCAATCTTGCAACTATGGGTCTTGTTGGTAAGACACGTCGTCAACGTATGGATGAACTCAATGCAAAGATTAAAAAGCAGGAAGCAAAGCGAACAAAACAGAACAAGGCACTACGTTACGGTCCAGGTGGAGAAAGCCTAGTACCAGGAACAAAAGCATATAAGTCTGGTTCTAAGACACGTCCTTCTGCTTCAGCAGCATCAACAAAGCCAACCGTAGGCGCAGGTGGTTCAACCACTAAGTACACAGTTAAGAAGGGCGATGTTCTAGAAAACATCGCAAAGTCTGCTGGTGTAAGTATGTCAGAAATTAAAGCAGCCAATCCTTATATTATGAAAACGCCTAAGTACAAGAAGGGCGCAATGATTTGGGCTGGAACAAAGGTTAATATTCCTAAGAAGAAATAGGTTAAACAATGTCAATGATGCAGCCTTCGGGTCCTGGTAAGTTCGCAAAGCGAACAGATATCCAAGGAGCCAAAAGATTGCCAGATGCTGCTTACGGTGAGCAAAAGCAATTCCAAGCAGAACAAGCAGGCGCACCAATGGCAAAGGCACCTAGCTCATTAGCGGAAGCAGTTCCGCTAACAGCACCAACACGCAGACCAGATGAACCTGTTACTGCAGGTGTTGACGCTGGTCCAGGTCCAGGTAGCAGCATTCTTAATATGAAGTCACCAGTTGATTCTCAACTAGATGACCTAAGTAAGATTGCGAAATTTATGCCATTAATGGTTCGTTATGCTGATTCACCAGAATCAAGCGGAACGATGAAAGCATTTGTTAGATATTTAAGGAGTCAGAGCGAATGAAAGCACTCAAGAAGTTCGAACAGAACCTTGAGTATCTTGGCTTTGACTTGGCTCCTCTTGCTTGGGATATTGCAAAAATGCCATTCCCAACAGACGATGACCGACTTGCCTTATTAGAAGAGTTGACCATGAAGAAGGAGGCTGCGCCAAGTGTCAATGACGGAATGGTGGAATGACCCACGTTACGCTGAGCAGCCTTCTAAGGTCAAGACCTCTAAGGTAGATGATTTTAAAAAGCAAACAGACAATACCAAGGTAGGAAAAGCAGAAGCTGCAATCGTACCAAAGGTAATGGGAGCAATTGAGTCAGGCTCAAAGAAGCCTTTTCTTGGTGCTGTAATTAACCCAGCAATGCGCGTACTAGAAACTTTTGGTGAGCGTGTTGTCAAGCCACTTACTCAAGGTACGTCTACTGCTTTACTTACGCCACAAGCTATGGCTGCTGGCAAAGGTAACATCATTGAATCTTTCCGTTTTGCTAAAAAGCAATCCGAAAAGATTTCTATGGGTCAAGCCTTAGCTGGTGGTGTCGGTCAACTTGCATCGCCAGTACTTGGTCCTGCAACTAATGCAACGTTCCTTGATAAAGACTTTGACATCTTTAACGATAAGCAACGAGACAGAGCATTCAGAGATGAATGGGCAGGAATCATTGCGTCTGGCTCTACGGATTTAGTACTAGCAGCGCTAGGAACTAAAGGCGCTGGCGGTACTTTACGTTATACTGGCAAGAAAATTGCTGGACCAAAGCGTATTGTTACAACAGATGACATGGATAAGTTCCGCAGTGAACTAGAAGATATTGTAGCTGATTCTGCTTTGCCAGATATTCAACGTACTAAAAGCGGATTAAGCGTATTAGTAGATGATGCAGTTAAAGAAAAAGACATTACTAAGATTGCTGCCAAT